TTACAATGCTACTTTGCTCCAACCTTTCCCTCGGTCATCATGGTAACGATCGGTTTGCTGCTGGGTTTTATGGCCCAGTAACTTTCTGGTATCAATCCCTTGTTCCTTGTAAAGACGCTCAGATAAAGATCTTTGTTCATGAAAAGTTGCTGGAGTTCCAGTACCCCAATCAATTTCTGCCAGATCACGTGCCTTGCTAAAGTTCATCGTTAGTGTATTAGCTTTTACCTGTGCGCCACGTTCAGCCTGTGATGTAGTACGGAAAAAATGCACTAAGTATGGGCTGACTGCGTAGTCACGGCAGCGAGCTACTACATCACGTAAACACCAGTTGATAGCATTCAAACGTAAAGAAAGAGGGATAGCGATTTTGCTCCCGGTCTTTTCCTGAATGACGTGAAGATGATCCTCCCAAATATCACTAAATTTCATTTTGGATATATCTCCTAAACGCTGCCCAGTGACCAAAGCTAGGAGCATGGCATTTCCCATATAACGATGAGCGGCGTCTGCGATATCGAATATTTTTTTCCATTCTTCTAGGCTGAGGCGTTGACGGCTAATTTTCCTTCTGGGTTGCTTCGTTGCAAGAGCAGGGTTATACCCTGGTGGAACTTCGCCGTAATGCTGTGCTTCCTTAAACACATCGATCAATACAGACCTTACGACCTGGGCCATTCTAGGCTGTCCAGCAGAGATATACTCATCAAGTAATTGTGCTATATCTCTGACATCAACGGCTGATATCAACTTCAGTCCTGCTCGTTCCCTGAGCAAGGATACTGGTTTGGCTTTCTGTTTATAGGTGTTGAGCTTTATATCGCCACTTTTCAGTCTGTCTTCCTGGATTGCTTGATAGCGATCTAACCAGGTTGACGTTGTGATTGCTTTTCCTTTGCTGGTTGCGATCCTGTCACTGATAGCCAGAATCTGCCGGGTTCTTTGCTCAGCCAGGCGTGAATTTGCCTCAGTGGCAATAGCAATGGCTTCAGCTTCGTTTGTGCCTAAAGAATGAAACTTCCCGGTCACTGGATGTTTATATCGCCAATAGACTTTATTTACTTTTCTACTATAAAGCGGATACAAGTTCGGGACTGAAACATTATTTTTACGTGGTCTGGCTGCCATTACTTAAAATCCTTTGTAGAATAATAGAATCATTTTTCTTGATGACAGGAGTAACTAATTCCCCAACTAACTCTGCGTCCTCACGCACTCGCCATAGTCGACCTTGTTTCATTGCCGGTGGACAAAATAAATTCTGCTTAGCATAACGACGCAATGTGGACACGCTTGGAGGATTACTTCTGTATTTTTCCGCAGCCCATTCCTCAAGTGTCAGCATTTGAAGCATTTTTGATAACCTCATTTCTTTTGCTACAAAACTATTTCACTAGTTAATTTCGCTGTCTGGATTGTTTATGCATCTTATGCAGCTCTTTAAAGCGTTCCATAAACATCCCGTAGGCATGGCCCGGTGCCAGTGGAATCACGTTGAACATCTCTGTTGCCGGGATGTCTTCCAGTACAGGCCAGAAAGAGCCATCATCAAGCCCGAGATCGCGGCGTTCGGTTGCCAGCATGATGAGATCGGCATATTTCACGGGCGTACTCATAACCGGGGGTAACCCGTATTTCTCACGGATTACGGCGTCTATTTTTTCTTCCATCTGTTTATAGTCAGGAAGAAGGCGTTTCAGTGGAGCGGGGATGTCCTGGCAATACACTTCTGTTGCATCATGCATTAACGCTTCAAAAGCAAATTCCTGCGGTACCAGTTGGCTGCAAAGAACCGCATGTTGGGCGACGCTGTAGAAGTGTGAAAGATGTCCTGCAAAGCGACAGATATTTGAAAGGGAAAACGCGATATCGTTAATAACGATATCGTCTTTATTTATCCTGTCATAATAAAAATGCTTCCCAGAAAAAGTTTTAATAAATGACATTTTGTTCTCCACGTTATTTGCGCTGCACCGCACTGAATTCTGGTAAAAGGAAGCCCTCACCATCCGGCGATTATTGAGTTAATTACGTTTCCATAAATGCCCCCGCAGGGGCATTTGCAGTAATCAAATCAGGCGGTGAAAGTACCAATAAAGGTTTCTACTTTGCTGTCTTTGAATTTCTCAACAAGCAGATCGCGAAATTCGTTAGCCATTTCTTCCTGCACCGCCTCCAGCTGAATAATGCGCAGAACAAGTACAGGACGATCGCCAGTGATAATGCTGAGGCGTAATTTAAAAGAACGTTCTTTCAGACCTTCAAACGGAACGCATTTAAATTCAAATGCCACTGGCATAATGTCTTTGGTCTTCGCTTCGACAGACTCCATCAGGGAGCGTTTGCCGCTGAAGTCATTGTCTTCAAAATCAGCAGTCTGGTTCGCTTCAATTGTGATTTTACGGATCGCCGCAGCCGCTTTGGTTGCCTGAATGGCGTCACCATTAGCATCAAAGCCCACAAGGTTGTCGGCCCAGTCTTCAATCCATTCTGCCAGTGATTTCTGGGAGTTACGCTCGCCGTGAACAGACAACAGAGCAGAGAACGGTGCTGTCTTTTTCAGTTTGAGAGTGGCGGTGTTATCTGCGTGGCCTGGTTCATCAATAGTACCCAGGTTAAGCACACTGACGGCACGCATATTATCAGCATCGATAAAGCAGCGGGTGCCTTCATCTGCAAGATCTTTAGAATAACGGGTAAAGTCATCAATGCTGGCAGTGGAAAGCGCACCACGGAAACGGAAGCGATTTAAATTAAATTTTTCCAGGTCATGAATGCGGAAATTCTCAGGCAATGCCACAGCATCGGCACCAATCTTACTGATAATTTCATTAACACCCTGAGCAGAAATAAGGGCATGGATTTGATTAATTGCGGTTGCGTCTAAGTTCTGAGACATAATAAGTCCTCACTATATAAAGATATTCAGTGATGAGATAAATAATCAGTTAATTAAAAACGATATTAACGACCTGCTGCGCGGAGTTTTCCGTCAGGTTCACCGGCAAGAGTCAGTAACTGTCCCTGGTCTTCCTGCAGAATAGTCAGGCGACCACCGCGATTGACATACATCGGCGTTTCGGTGGTGTCTTCTTCGGAAATTTTCCCGCGGTTAGTCGGGCGAACATATGAGAGTTTGTGTTTGATTTTCACACGGTTCTCATCAAATGGTTCGATTTCCAGGTTGAGTGAGACCTTACCTTTGGTTTTCGTGTTCATCACACCGGAAGCGACTTCACTGAGAACTGCGCCGATTTTGGTTTCAAATACGCCGCCGTCCAGCTCCCCGATAAATGCCTGCACATCAGTACTGCGTTCGCTAGCCATTTTGCTGCTCCTCATCATATCGACCCTGCAAGGCCGATTAGTTTCTCCACAAAACAGAGAAGAACACCTGCGGTGGCAGCCGCCCGGATGGATTGGGTTATGAGCCCGTCGTCCGGTGATGCTCTTCTCTGTTTTGTAAAAAGGACGGTACCAGCCAGAAGCAAGGGTACAAACTGGTACCGCCAGGACTACACACAGCATAAAGTTGTGGTGCCGGGTGCCTCCCGGTGCCTGGCGAAGGTTGCACACCAGGCGGGTGGGTATCCACAGAAGGTCGACTGTCAGCCTCAACCTTAACCCGCGTGCGCTGAGCCGCATTCACCACAACGCTAAGGATTCTCTCTGGTTGAAAATACTTAGCTGTTATGTGCCTGCTTTTAGCCACATCAGGCGAGGTGGACCTGGTTATTCCCCAACAACAAGGATTCGGTTAATCTGGTTATCCCCAACAACGCAAAAGGAAAAGAAATGTCCGGTAATATCTATACGCTGTACAAATCCCACTGTGAAAATGTTGGAAAGTATCGGGGCATTGAAATCAGTGGGGTAGTGTCATCAGTCGAAATAAGCAAAGTTGAATCAAGGGCAACATTACTTACTCTTCTGGACCTTGTCTTACATGAGCACCGGAAGAAATTCGGCACTCCCTATAATCAGTTGAATGGGAAAAAGGCTCTGGTTCACCTTATTCTGATGAAGCATCACTGGATGCCAAAACAGATTAATGAGATGAAATTTGATGAACTTCTTCTTTCAATTCAGGATGAACTCACACTTGATAAAATAAGCGTAACCGCCCAGAAATTTTTAGATTATCGAGACTGGAGATCACAAATTCATCACTTTGATGATTTTGACGAAAATGAATGGGATCCTAATTTGTCTGCACAATATCTAAAGTAACATCCTGTGATAAAACCGTGATTTCCTGATCCAGTTTTTTTAAGGAGTCTATTGTTTCCTGTCGATAAGACAGCACTTCACGAAGCTGGTTTATAGCTGCCAGCTTCTTTGTCATCCACTCATAAATTTCCTCATCTGTGTAGCCAGGCGCGACGATTTTGGGTTCTGTTTTGTGCATTTCACACCTCCTCAAGTTATCAGTTACTTGTTGATGGGGACCAGATTGTTAAAGAGCTAAGCGTCCTGTAGGGCGCTTTTTTGTTGCTAACGAATCATCCTGGACTTCATATGCCCCAGGCGGCTACTTCGTGGGCGTCCTGCCTGTTCGTTTTTGACATTTACTGACTGCTTACGACACATGCACCGTGTTGCAACCAGATTTTGTTGTAATCCTGTAGTTGGTCTGGAACAAAAGATAAAATTAAATTGCGAGATATGCAAGTGATATTTGCGTGATATGCAAATTGATGGGTAATAAAAAGCCACCTTTCGGTGGCCGATGGAAGGATATTGAGGTTAATTATGTCTCTTAAGGGTTTGCGACTGACTGATTAAGACCTTTCCAAAGACCATGAATCGGTGTTCGTTTTCGCTAGTAATTCCCCATTCACGGTAAATCTGGTTATCAGAAATCACCAGCAGTTTGTCAGGAATCATTTGAAGTCTTTTAACGTATATTTTGTCATCAAAACCAAAGACATATATACCATCACCATCAAACTGATTGATGCTGACATCAACGAAGATGAGATCTCCTGGCTCAATGGTTGGACACATACTGTCCCCACGAACGTTGATAACTTTGATGTGATTGGCTGGTCGTCCGCCGAACATTGATACAGCATTATCAGTTCTGTATTCGATGGCATGAATCACATCAATGACATCACCGCCCTGGATAAGGCCATTTCCCGCACTGGCACTGATATCCAGCATTTCAATACGGAACACATCCTTCACCTGCGCAACATCCTCATTATTACTGTTTTTATATACAGTATTACTTTTGTGGGCAGAGGTAAAGAGATCAGCAATATCAACACCTAAGCTCTTGGCAATATTACTCAGTGTTTGTTCGGTAAATTGTTTTTGCTTACCCGTTTCTAAGCGCGAGATGTTCGCCGCATCTACTCCTATTGCTTCAGCGAGATCGGCGATTTTCATGTTCTTCGCTTGGCGAAGTTGTCTGACTCGGTTTCCTATGTTCATGCGTTTATTACATTTCTTTATTGCGTGATAAGCAAATCAACTTGCGCAAAATAATTGCGTGAAATAACATGCATAACGCGCAATATTTGGAGGGCGTATGCAATCACCATTACGAAATGTGCGTAAGGCGCATGGTTTCACTTTGCAGCATGTTGCTGCGGGTGTTCAAGTCAATCCAGCGACGTTGAGTCGTATTGAGAGGCTGGAGCAGATTCCATCTATCGAGCTTGCAGAACGTTTAGCCAATTTTTTTAAGGGTGAAGTCAGCGAAATGCAGATTCTTTATCCGGCACGTTTTCAATCTAGCCAAAACCAGAATGGGTTTAAACCACAGGAACAGGAGGTGAACCGTGGGTAAGCATCACTGGAAAGTAGAAAAACAGCCTGAGTGGTACGTGAAAGCTGTCAGAAAAACTATCGCAGCGTTGCCGGGGGGGTACGCTGAAGCTGCTGACTGGCTGGATGTAACAGAGAACGCATTATTTAACCGCCTTCGTGCCGATGGCGATCAGATTTTCCCGCTGGGATGGGCAATGATTTTGCAACGTGCTGGTGGAACTCACTTCATTGCTGACGCTGTGGCGCAGTCTGCAAATGGCGTCTTTGTGTCTCTTCCTGACGTCGAGGATGTGGACAACGCCGATATTAACCAGCGCCTGCTGGAAGTCATTGAACAGATTGGCAGTTATTCCAGACAGATTCGTTCGGCAATCGAAGACGGTGTGGTGGAACCGCATGAGAAGACAGCAATTAACGACGAGCTGTATCTCTCAATTTCGAAGCTGCAGGAGCATGCAGCACTGGTCTACAAAATCTTTTGCATTTCAGAAAGTAATGACGCCCGCGAGTGTGCAGCTCCGGGCGCCGTGGCGTGTCGTGACTGTGGAGAAACTAACGCATGAACAGTTTAACAACACACTACCGTCGCTCGCAACTGATTGCGCTTCCTGTACCGGGTGGAAAAGCGAAGGTGGAGTATTGCTATGCAGTTAATGTACCAGGTGACAGGGAAATTGTAACCCACAGCTTTGCTGAGTGGGCTGTGGGTGATTTCAACCGGCAGAAGGAGACAGTCCTTTGCGACAAGTTAACCGCTGGTTCAAAGATCACTACGGAGTGCCCGTCAGAGTCATTCGTTGGGAGCCGGAAACACAACGAGTTATCTACCTCCGCGAAGGCTATGAGCATGAGTGCTTCAGCCCGCTCGAACAGTTTCGTCGTAAATTCAGGGAAATAGAGGTCGGTCATGAGCACTAAATTAACCGGCTATGTATGGGATGGTTGCGCTGCATCAGGCATGAAATTATCCAGCGTGGCAATTATGGCCCGCCTGGCTGATTTCAGTAATGACGAAGGTGTGTGCTGGCCATCAATTGAAACTATTGCCCGTCAGATTGGCGCGGGGATGAGTACCGTCAGGACGGCTATCGCACGGCTGGAAGCAGAAGGCTGGTTAACGCGTAAGGCGCGTCGCCAGGGTAACCGCAATGCGTCGAACGTCTATCAGCTTAACGTTGCAAAGCTTCAGGCAGCGGCACTTTCTCAACTGTCAGATTCTGACCCGTCAAAATCTGACGCATCAAAATCTGACCCGTCAAAATTTGATGCGTCGAAATCTGGCAAAAAAGCGGGTTTTCACCCGTCAGAATCTGGCGGGGATCCGTCAGTAAAATCAAAACATGATCCGTCAGATAAAAACCCTTCTCGTCCGGACGCTTCGCAACCGGACACGCAGACGGATGAACAGGATTTTTTAACTCGCCATCCTGATGCGGTTGTATTCAGCCCTAAAAAGCGTCAGTGGGGAACGCAGGATGATTTGACCTGCGCACAGTGGCTCTGGAAAAAAATCATCGCCCTATACGAGCATGCCGCCGAATGTGACGGCGAGGTGGTTCGTCCCAAAGAACCGAACTGGACAGCCTGGGCAAACGAAATTCGCCTAATGTGTGTGCAGGATGGTCGTACTCATAAACAAATCTGCGAGATGTACAGCCGCGTCAGCCGCGATCCGTTCTGGTGCCGTAACGTGCTCAGCCCGTCGAAGCTGCGGGAAAAATGGGATGAGCTTTCCCTGCGCTTATCGCCGTCCGTCAGCACGTACACCGAAAAACGCGAAGACCCGTACTTCAAAGCCAGTTACGACAACGTGGACTACAGCCAGATCCCGGCAGGATTCAGGGGGTGATCATGAGTCTTTTGAATGACGTTCAGAAATTCATTGAAGCCCATCCGGGGTGTACTTCCGGAGACATTGCGGATGCTTTTGCAGGTTACTCACGACAGCGCGTTCTGCAGTCAGCAAGCAAGTTACGTCAGAGTGGGCGTGTGGCTCACCGTTGTGAAGGGGATACACGCAGACATTTCCCTCGCCTGACTGAGATACCGCAGGAGCCGGAACCGCAACCAGTTCGTGAATCCAGACCTGTGCGCAATTTCTATGTCGGCACTAACGACCCGCGGGTGATTTTGTGCCTGACCCGCCAGGCTGAAGAACTGGAGTCCAGGGGCTTATACCGTCGTGCTGCAACCGTGTGGATGGCGGCATTCCGTGAAAGCCACTCCCAGCCAGAACGAAACAATTTTCTGGCGCGTCGTGAGCGGTGCTTACGGAAAAGCAGCAAGCGCGCTGCATCGGGTGAAGAGTGGTATCTGTCAGGGAATTACGTGGGGGCTTAATGAGTAATAAATATTGCCAGGCGCTGGTGGAACTGCGGAACAAACCAGCCCATGAACTGAAGGAAGTGGGCGATCAGTGGCGCACGCCGGACAACATTTTCTGGGGAATTAACACCCTGTTTGGCCCGTTTGTTCTGGATCTGTTTACTGACGGTGATAACGCCAAATGTGCCGCGTATTACACGGCGGAAGATAACGCGCTGGCGCATGACTGGTCAGAACGTCTTGCGGAGCTTAAAGGTGCTGCCTTTGGTAATCCCCCATACAGCCGCGCCAGTCAGCATGAGGGACAATACATCACCGGCATGCGTTACATCATGAAACATGCCAGTGCCATGCGTGATAAGGGCGGGCGCTATGTTTTCCTGATCAAAGCTGCCACCAGCGAAGTGTGGTGGCCGGAAGATGCGGACCATATTGCTTTTATTCGCGGGCGTATTGGTTTTGAACTGCCTGCCTGGTTTATCCCGAAGGATGAGAAGCAGGTGCCGACAGGCGCTTTCTTCGCTGGTGCTATTGCTGTTTTCGACAAGACCTGGAAGGGACCGGCAATCAGCTACATCGGGCGCGATGAACTTGAGGCATGTGGTGAAGCCTTTCTGGTGCAGGTTCGCCAGCAGGCGGAAAAACTGGTCAGGGAGATGGCGGCATGACGACGTTAACTCAATGCCAGCAGCAGGTGCTGGATATGCTGATTTCTTACCAGAAAGAGCGTGGCTTTCCGCCAACCAATCAGGAGGTGGCAACCATGCTGGGATACCGTTCAGTGAATGCAGCGGTAGAGCATCTTCGTGCACTGGAGAAAAAAGGCGTCATCACGATAAAGCGTGGCGTGGCCCGGGGGATAACGCTTCATACCGCGGTGAAGGACGACGACAGCGAGGCGGTCGGGATTATCCGCGCACTGCTTGCCGGTGAGGAAAACGCCAGGCTGCGTGCAGCCCACTGGTTACATGAGAGAGGCCTGAAAGTATGAAGCTGATCTTGCCTTTCCCGCCCAGCGTGAACACGTACTGGCGACACCCCAACAAAGGGGCGTTTGCTGGTAAGAGTCTGATAAGCGCGGCGGGGCGAAAATTCCAGAGCGCGGCGTGCGCAGCAATAGTTGAGCAGTTACGTCGTCTGCCGAAACCAACGTCGGCACCTGCTTCAGTGGAGATCGTGTTGTTTCCTCCGGATAACCGGATCCGCGATCTGGACAACTATAACAAGGCGCTGTTTGACGCCCTGACCCACGCGGGTGTGTGGGAAGACGACAGTCAGGTGAAAAGAATGCTGGTGGAGTGGGGACCGGTTATCCCGGGAGGGAAGGTCGAGATCACTATCAGTAAGTACGAGAAAACGGCGGGGGGAGCCGCCCGATTAAGAGGAGAAACGAAGTATGAATAATCTGATGGTCATTGATGGTATTGAAGTTCGTCGTGATGCTTATGGGCGTTACAGCCTGAACGATCTGCACAGGGCTGCCGGTTCTCAGGATAAGCATAAGCCTGCATTCTGGCTCCGCAATGAGCAAACCGAACGTTTAATAAGCGAGTTGCAGATTTGCAACTCGGTCAATATAGAGCCAGTTAACGTTAGTCGTGGCGGAAATAACCAGGGGACGTATGTCTGCAAAGAACTGGTGTATGCCTATGCAATGTGGATCAGCCCGTCATTCCATCTGAAGGTGATCCGTACTTTCGATATGGTAACCAGCGCACCGGAAAAATTATCCGGGCAGGCTGCTGACAAGATGCAGGCTGGCGTGATTCTGCTGGACTTTATGCGCCGGGAGTTAAACCTGTCTAACTCATCTGTGCTTGGGGCCTGTCAGAAACTCCAGGAGGCTGTTGGCTTACCGAATCTGGCACCGCGCTATGCCATTGATGCTCCTGCTGACGCGCCTGATGGCTCAAGTCGCCCGACACTGTCGCTGAGTGCACTGCTGAAACAGTATGGTATCCGCCTTACGGCTAATCAGGCATATCACCAGATGGTGAAGCTGGGGATCGTTGAACAACGCGAACGATACAGCCGTACCGCGATTAACAACATCAAAAAATTCTGGTCGCTGACGGCGAAAGGCTGCATGTTCGGCAAGAACATCACCAGTCCTGCAAATCCGCGCGAGACGCAGCCGCATTTCTTCGAATCCCGATTCCCTGAGCTGTTAAAACTGCTCGATACCGTTCATTGAGGTGACCGTGAGAGCACTACTGACCCCTGAAATTGCCCCGCGTATGGGGATTGTATTGTTCAGGCCAGGTTCAGAGCTGATGCCCCTGTTTATGCAGGGGCGTGTCCTGCTGGAGCCTGAGCCGGAACGTTATTCATCTTTCGCCAGTGGTGCCGTTCCGGCGGCATCACAACCGCTGGCGGATGATCCTGCCGTTCGGGCCGTGTTCCGCAATGAGGCAGTGATCCGTCGTGCTGGTGGCGTGGAATGTCTTGAAAGCTGGTTACTTCGTGAAAAGGGCTGTCAGTGGCCTCATTCCGACTGGCACAGCGAGAACATGACCACAATGCGGCACGCTCCGGGAGCAATTCGTCTGTGCTGGCACTGCGATAACCAGCTGCGTGACCAGTTCACGGAACGGCTGGAATCAATGGCAACGGATAACTGTGCCCGCTGGGTGTTGTCTGTTGTGCGTCGGGATCTCGGTTTTGATGATAGTCACGTTGTGACAATGCCGGAACTGTGCTGGTGGCTGATTCGTAATGACCTGGCGGATGCCTTACCGGAAAGTGCAGCCCGTAAGGCACTGAGATTACCAAAGCCTGTTGTGCCGTCTGTCACCCGGGAAAGTGACCTTGTGCCTTCGGTTCCTGCCACCAGCATCATCCAGGATAAGGCGAAAAAGGTGCTGGCGCTGAAAGTGGATCCGGAGTCGCCGGAGTCTTTTATGTTACGCCCAAAACGTCGCCGCTGGGTTAATGAAAAGTACACGCGCTGGGTTAAGACACAGCCGTGTGCATGTTGTGGAAAGCCCGCTGATGATCCCCACCACCTGATAGGTTACGGTCAGGGTGGAATGGGAACAAAAGCGCATGACCTTTTTGTGTTGCCTTTGTGCAGAAAGCATCACGACGAGCTGCATGCGGATACCGTGGCATTTGAAGAAAAGTATGGCTCCCAGCTGGAGCTGATATTTCGTTTTATCGATCGCGCGCTGGCAATTGGCGTGCTGGCCTGATTTTTTCGGAGAAAGGTGATGCGTGATATTCAGATGGTTCTGGATCGTTGGGGAGCATGGGCGGCGAGTGATAGTTCAGGAGTAGATTATTCTCCTATAGCTGCTGGGTTTAAAGGGCTTCTTCCCTATACAAGCAAAACACGTCAGGCTTGTTCAGATAGTGATGCATTAATTATTGAAGGTTGTCTTGCACGTCTAAAGCAAAAAAGACCTGATGAGCATTCGCTTCTTGTGGCACATTATTTATACAGAATATCCAAGCGTAAGATTGCAAAGGCGCGTGGAAAGGATGAGAAACTAATACGCATTGAGATACAGATGGCTGAGGGGTTTATTGATGGATGCCTTTCAATTCTGGATGTTAAACTTGAAATGGATTAGTGAAACCCCGGCTTAAGCCGGGGATGTTTCAGATTGAAGTGTTTTTTTCTTGGGCTCGTTCTTAGATGATTTTGTTTTCTTTTGACGATTGAGTTTTTTCTCTTTGCGTCTGTCAATATAATCGTCCCACCAATCAGGTTTTACTGTTGGGACGATTCTGCAAATATCAGCAATTGCAACAACAATGTTGCTCGATTGCACTCCATCGACGTGCTCTGCCAGTGAGGGAGGAACTTGTTGGTTCATTGGATCGAGGATAAAATCTACACCCTTTATACGGGCATGTTTAGCGGCAGGAACGAAATCAGCATCGCCAGCAATCAGGACGATCACATCAACTAGTTTCTCATGAGCAAGGATAGTTATATCCATACCAAGCTTAATATCGACGGCTTTTTGTTTATATTCGTAGTAGAAATCGTCGTTAGTTAACTCAGACCATTGAATTTCATTACGTAATAGTTTCTTAAGAGTATGTTCTTTTATTTGCCAGTTACCGACGTTTGAAAGAATACCCATACGAAGTGCCGTTTTACGATTCTTCCTTAGCTCCTCATGAAGCTTGTTTCGTAAAACATTCGGAGCATGTGTCTTGAAGTTTTTAGTTGATGGGGTTTTGTTGTCTCCATCAGGCAAAGGATACTTAATCTGTTTATCAAGCGGCGGGCAGTCGTAATAGTAAATACGGTAAAGCTCAAGTGGTTCACGGTCAGCGTGAGCACCATGTCGAACCTCTACATGAAATTTAACAATTCGCCAGATTATTTTAACAAGTTGTTGGCTGTCTAACTCATGCCCAGGGAAATGTTTTCGAAGAAAGTAATCAATCCGACGGATGAAGTAGCCGCCGTCAATCAAGACTGCTGTTTTCTTCATTGAAAAACTCACAAAAAAAGCTCAGAACCGTTGAGTAGACCCTAAATATTATCTACGAACAGTGCTGAGCTGGTGACGCAATAATTAACTATTGACATTTGCGTTGTCAACAAATTTTGCACTGTTTAAATGTAAATTTTTTCTGCTGTCAACATATAGTGTCATCTTTGGCATGTTGACACTATATAAACGCTTACGCGGTCCGCAAAAATAATTGTATCATGTTAAGAGTGGTTACTTCGACTCCTTCCTTAAAACCGCAGTTGAGCGGTTTTTTTGTACCTGTAAACCTGGTGCAGTACAGTAAACACGCTGGTGGTCGTGAATACTGGCTTTTTATCTTGCTGGCTTTTTAGACAAGAGTTATTGGTATGTCATGTTAACCAGAAGGGAAAAAGACATGCTAAAACAGCAAGATATGACAGAAACCGCCGCCGTAGTCCTTCATTTCCTACCTGCTGACAAGTGGGTAACGCCACGCATGATGACGAGAACTACCGGAGTAAGCGAAGCCCGGTGCCAGTTAATACTGACTCAGTTAGTTCTGGCGGGTCTGGCGAAGGATAACGGCGGGGGTGGGGATAAAATTAGACGCTGCCAGTAATGGCGGGTTTCTGCTGTGAAAATGGGCGGCTGGTGGGTGTTGGTAGCACCTGCCAGCCATTCGCTCATGCTTACTGGTCACAAGCGAACCACGGCCCACTGCTTTAGCGCAAAAGCAGAGTGAGCCTACCAGAGTTACGCTTACTGATCCATGAAAAATACTGTAAAAATAAACAGTGTTGATTTAATCAACGCTGATTGCCTGCATTTTATTCAGTCCCTGCCTGATGATTCCATTGACCTGATTGTTACCGATCCGCCGTACTTCAAGGTGAAACCCAACGGCTGGGACAATCAGTGGAAAGGGGACGAAGATTACCTTAAGTGGCTGGACCACTGTCTGGCCCAGTTCTGGCGGGGGTTAAAACCTGCCGGAAGCCTTTACCTGTTCTGTGGGCATCGCCTGGCATCTGATATTGAGATCATGATGCGTGAACGTTTCAACGTGCTTAACCATATCATCTGGGCGAAGCCGTCCGGACGTTGGAATGGGTGTAATAAAGAAAGTCTGCGCGCATATTTTCCTGCCACAGAGCGCGTTCTGTTTGCTGAACATTACCAGGGGCCATATCGCGGCAAAAGTGACGGCTATGCGGCAAAAGAAAGGGAACTCAAACAGCACATAATGGCACCGCTGATATCGTATTTCAGGGATGCTCGTGCCGAACTGGGTATAACGGCAAAACAAATTGCCGAAGCCACAGGTAAGAAAAATATGGTTTCCCACTGGTTTGGTGCCAGTCAGTGGCAGTTGCCGAATGAGGCTGACTATCGGAAGTTACAGGCACTGTTTTCCCGTATAGCGGCAGAGAAGTTTCAGGAACAACAACTGGAACAACCACACCACCAGCTGGTGGCATCTTATGATTCACTGAATCGCAAATATTCTGAATTGCTGGATGAGTTTAAAACTCTCCGGCGCTATTTCTCCGTATCAGTTTCCGTGCCTTATACCGACGTCTGGACGCATAAACCCGTTCAGTTCTACCCGGGTAAACATCCGTGTGAGAAGCCTGCGGATATGCTCCGGCAAATAATCAATGCCAGTAGTCGACCAGGTGATCTGGTTGCTGATTTTTTTATGGGATCCGGTTCCACAATAAAAGCAGCAATGGCGCTGGGACGTCGGGCGTTAGGTGTTGAACTTGAGTCAGAGCGGTTTAATCAGACGGTGAAAGAGGTAAGTGAACTGGTGGGGAAATAATTCTGGTGGCCACGTTGCGTGGCCTTTTTATTTCCAACACAGCACCCGCAAATAATCGCGAGGTGAGAGATGACGAAATGCCTCATAACCCAAATACCTGGCCAGACTGGCTGGAGTTGTTTCAGAGCTGGTGGCGTGGAGATACGCCACTGGGCGCAGTGATTATGTCGATCGTTATGGCTGGCTTGCGCATTGCCTATTTTGGCAGTGGTGGTGGCTGGAAGCGAAAAACGCTCGAGATCTTGCTCTGTGGTGCTCTGACGCTGACCTTTGCATCCGCTCTTGAGTATGTCGGATGGCCTAAATCGCTTTCTGTTGCCATTGGTGGCGGCGTTGGGCTGATCGGTGTCGATGCTATTCGTGGGGCTGCAATGCGAGTAATCGGTAACAAATTTGGTAGTTCTAAGGAGTAATTTATGCAGGCACTAAATCCCCAGCGTAAAGCTTTCCTTGATATGGTGGCATGGTCAGAAGGAACGGATAACGGGCGACAACCGACACGTAACCACGGTTATGATGTTATTGTTGGTGGCGAACTGTTCACTGATTACTCCGATCACCCTCGCAAACTTGTCAAGCTAAACTCCAAACTCAAATCAACAGCCGCCGGACGTTACCAGCTTCTTTCCCGTTGGTGGGATGCTTACCGTAAACAGCTTGGTTTGAAAGACTTCTCCCCCAAAAGCCAGGACGCAGTGGCATTGCAGCAGATTAAAGAGCGTGGCGCTTTACCTATGATTGATAGCGGCGATATTCGTCAGGCAATCGACCGTTGCAGCAATATATGGGCTTCATTACCCGGTGCAGGTTACGGTCAGTATGAACATAAAATCGGTGACCTGATTGCCCGATTTAAAGAGGCTGGTGGGGTGGTAAATGAAGTTGAGTTATAAGCTGACTATCTCTGCTTTCTTCTTTACTGTTATTGGCTCTTTCATCTGGTCAGCGAATCACTACTACAGCAAATATCAGCACGAAAAGAAACGTGCTGATGAGGCTGTACAAAATGCCAAATCGGCAACTGCCATTACCAATAACGTCCTGCAATCACTGCAAATCGTCAATACAGTACTGGAGGCTAACCAGCATGCAAAACAGCAGATCGCACTGGGGTCACAGAGAACCCAGGAAGATATCAAAATGGCTGTTGCGGATGATGATTGTGCTTCACGTGCTGTGCCTGCTGCCGCTGCTGACCGGTTGCGGAAGTACGCGGACAGTTTACGTGAGCGTTCCGGTGGCACCACTGCCACCCAGCCTGACTTCTGATACTCCTGTACCGTTTATACCTAATCCGCTGACGTATGGTGCCAGTCTGGAGCTGAATGTGAGTCTGTTGTCTGCGCTGGCTAACTGCAATCGGGATAAAGCTGATATTCGTAAAATAGATGCAGAGAGAACTAACCATTAAGCAATAAAATTGTCAAATTAATCAGTTGTCAAATGAATATACGTTAAAGGTATATGTCGACATAATTTCACCAAGTACCTCAATACATACACTTTTTTTATGAAAATTACTGGGAAATGAACTTAGCTCCTCAAGACATTGCACATAAGTGCTGATATCACTTGCATCACGTTCAAGGAATTTCACTTGACCAAAAGAAGGAGTTTTAATCTTGGTTCTTTGCTGGATTATATGGATAAAGTGTGTAGTTGGTGAAACTATTACTCTTGAAATATCGGAAATGATGTCTTCTTGAACTTGCCGATAAAGTAAATCCTTTGGGTAATGGTGTTTAATCTCGATGGTTGCAACATTGCCATTATGTTCAGACGTTAATATCGACTGGTTATAAAGTGATATGTCAACAGCGCCGATACCGAGTTTTGGATGCTCACTTAAAGCAGTTAGTGTGCTGATTTGATTGAGTATAACAACTAACTCATCACGTATTTGTGTTTCATGTTTGCGATTGTAGAAGTAGCCATTCAGTTCATTTAACTTTTTATGCATCCTATCGTGACTAATTGCTTCGATCAGTAAATCCTGAATCATACTTTTCTCTAGGTAATCCGAACGGTTGTAAGTGACAGTATTGTGCTGGCATGTCATTAATATGTAAAGGTATTGTGAATGCCAGAAAGATAACGAAGTATCATCGATAGAAAAACTTTACAGCCCACTCGTAAACAGCTTTGTAAATCGGTTCATGGTAAATACTATCGATACTATTCAGATGTGCGATCATCGCCTCCACAGTTGTAGTGGTTGTTTCTAATATTTCGATTATTGCAGGGCGGTCATCATCTTCATCGAAGTATTCGAACAGCAGTACAGGTTTACCATGCAATTCAGCATCTGAGACTCTAAGGTTACAACTACCGCTCAACTCAAAGTGAATTTTGTAATTACCTTCTACAGAATGGCCTACGGGGAAAAAGCATAGGGTGTCATCTTTGTTTAAAAGCCATTCCCATTCATAACTATTCATTTGTGAACTCCTGTTCATTGAGTTTCAACAACTATCAACTACATCCAGCGAAGCATAAAAGATCGTTTATGGCAAAACCGGAGTGGAGTGCGATTCGATTCTGAGAAGGATGCCACGTATCGCACGCGAACCATCCAAGAGGATTATGCAATGCCACCACGAACCCCAAAAGCCTGCCGCGTTCGCGGCTGCCCCCATACCACCACTGACTCGTCAGGCTATTGCGAAAGCCACAAAAGCGAAGGCTGGAAGCAATACAAGCCAGGCCAGTCCCGTCATCAGCGCGGCTACGGTTCGAAGTGGGACTGTATCCGCGCGCGTGTCCTGAAGCGTGACAAAGGCCTGTGTCAGTTATGTCTGCGTGCTGGTGTGGTGCGTGAGGCGAAAACCGTTGACCACATCATCTCTAAAGCGCGTGGCGGCACTGATGCCGACAGTAATCTACAGAGCCTGTGTTGGCCGTGTCATAAGGCGAAGACGGCCCGTGAATGGCTGAAGTAAGAACCAGTTCCCACTGCCAGAGGGGAGGGGCGGGTCAAATCCCTGTGACCTGACGTCTTCCGGACTGCCCGCCCCATCGTTTTTTTATACCCGCGAAAAATGAAATTTAACCAGGAGTGCCGCATATGGCTGGAACGGCGGGGCGTTCCGGGCGTCGCCCCAAGCCAACGGCGCGCAAGGCGCTGGCCGGAAACCCCGGCAAGCGAGCCCTGAACAAAGATGAACCTGTTTTTACGCCCATCAAAGGTGTTGAGCCACCGGAGTGGTTCGCTGAAGAAGATCTCCCTCTCGCCACGATCATGTGGCAACTGACAACCAAAGAACTCTGCGGTCAGGGCCTGTTGTGCGTGACTGACCTGGCGGTACTTGAGCGGTGGTGCGTGGCCTATGAGTTCTGGCGACGTGCCGTGAAAAATATTGCCAGCCAGGGCAACACCATCACCGGTGCAATGGGCGGTATGGTCAAAAACCCGGAGCTGACCGCCAAAAAAGAACAGGAGTCCGAGATGAGCAGCACGGGGGCAATGCTCGGACTCGACCCCAGCAGCCGCCAGCGTCTGATTGGCCTGGCGGGGCAGAAGAAAGCTACTAACCCGTTTCTGAAAATCATCGAATCATGAGCCGGAAATCTTACCCCAACGTAAATGCTGCCAATCAGTATGCCCGGGATGTCGTTCGCGGAAAGATTGTGGCCTGCCAGTTTGTGATTCAGGCCTGCCAGCGCCATCTTGATGACCTGATGGCGGAAAAAAGTAAGTCGTTTCGTTACCGCTTCGACAAGGACCTGGCTGAACGGGCCGCCAAATTTATTCAGCTGTTGCCGCACACCAAGGGTGAGTGGGCATTCAAGAGGATGCCCATCACGCTGGAGCCGTGGCAGCTTTTTGTGATCTGCTGCGCGTTTGGCTGGGTCAATAAAGGCTCCCGGCTGCGCCGATTCCGTGAGGTGTATACCGAAATCCCCCGTAAGAACGGCAAATCGGCAATCTCTGCCGGTGTCGCCCTGTATTGTTTTGCCTGTGATAACGAGTTTGGCGCGGAAGTGTATTCCGGTGCCACGACAGAGAAACAGGCGTGGGAAGTCTTTCGCCCGGCGCGACTGATGTGTAAACGCACACCCATGCTGACGGAAGCGTTCGGGATTGAGGTTAACGCCTCAAACATGAACCGTCCGGAGGATGGCGCGCGGTTTGAGCCGTTGATCGGTAACCCCGGTGATGGATCATCACCCCACTGTGCGGTGGTGGATGAATATCACGAGCACGCCACCGATGCGCTTTACACCACGATGCTTACCGGGATGGGGGCGCGACGTCAGCCACTGATGTGGGCCATTACTACTGCCGGGTACAACATTGAGGGGCCGTGCTACGACAAGCGGCGGGAAGTCATCGAGATGCTCAACGGCTCGGTGCCCAACGATGAACTGTTCGGGATCATCTATACCGTTGATGAAGGTGACGACTGGACCGACCCGCAGGTGCTGGAAAAAGCCAATCCAAATATTGGCGTGTCGGTTTATCGCGAATTTTTGTTAAGTCAGCAGCAGCGTGCGAAAAATAACGCCCGTCTGGCAAACGTCTTTAAAACAAAACACCTCAATATCTGGGTGTCGGCGCGTTCGGCGTATTTCAACCTGGTGAGCTGGCAGAGCTGCGAGGATAAATCACTGACCCTTGAGCAGTTCGAGGGGCAGCCGTGCATTCTGGCCTTTGACCTGGCGCGTAAGCTGGATATGAACAGCATGGCGCGACTTTATACCCGCGAGATTGACGGTAAAACGCATTACTACAGTGTGGCCCCGCGTTTCTGGGTACCGTATGACACGGTGTACAGCGTCGAGAAAAATGAAGATCGCCGGACAGCCGAACGCTTTCAGAAATGGGTGGAAATGGGCGTCCTGACAGTTACCGATGGTGCAGAGGTGGATTATCGCTACATCCTCGAAGAGGCCAAAGCGGCGAACAAAATCAGCCCGGTCAGCGAGTCACCCATCGACCCCTTCGGGGCGACCGGGCTGTCACATGACCTTGCTGATGAAGACCTGAACCCCGTCACCATCATTCAGAACTACACCAACATGTCCGACCCGATGAAAGAGCTGGAAGCGGCAATTGAATCGGGGCGCTTTCATCATGATGGCAATCCCATCATGACCTGGTGTATCGGCAACGTGGTCGGAAAAACCATTCCGGGTAACGATGATGTGGTGAAGCCCGTCAAAGAGCAGGCGGAAAACAAAATTGATGGTGCAGTTGCGCTGATTATGGCGGTTGGCAGAGCCATGCTGTACGAGAAAGAAGACACGCTGTCTGACCACATTGAGTCCTACGGGATCCGCTCGCTTTAACTGAGGTAATTATGATCATGCTGATTCTCGCGCCTCTGGTAGGCGTGCTGGGGGCGTTTTTGCTGGCGTATGGTGCCTGGCTGATTTATCCCCCGGCGGGGTTTGTTGTTGCCGGGGCGTTGTGCCTGTTCTGGTCGTGGCTGGTGGCGCGATATCTCGACCGTACACAGCTGTCTGTTGGTGGAGGTAAATAGTGTTCTTTTCGGGATTATTTCAACGAAAAAGTGACGCACCGGTGACCACGCCAGCAGAGCTGGCGGATGCCATCGGGTTGTCCTACGACACCTATACCGGAAAGCAGATCAGCAGCCAGCGGGCCATGCGACTGACGGCGGTTTTTTCCTGCGTCAGGGTGCTGGCAGAGTCGGTCGGGATGTTGCCCTGCAATCTGTATCACCTGAACGGCAACCTGAAACAGAGAGCCACCGGCGAACGTCTGCATAAGCTGATCTCCACGCATCCCAATGGCTATATGACGCCGCAGGAGTTCTGGGAGCTGGTGGTCACCTGTCTGTGCCTGCGGGGCAACTTTTACGCCTACAAAGTGAAAGCATTTGGCGAAGTGGCTGAACTGCTGCCCGTCGATCCCGGTTGTGTGGTACCGAAGCTTAACAGTCGCTGGGAGCCGGTCTATCAGGTCACATTCCCGGACGGCTCCACGGATGTACTGAGCCAGGAAGATATCTGGCATGTGCGCACGCTGACGCTGGACGGTCTGGTGGGACTGAATCCCATCGCCTATGCCCGCGAGGCAATATCGCTGGCAGCTGCGACCGAAGAGCACGGGGCCAGACTGTTCAGCAATGGTGCGGTGACGTCCGGTGTGTTGCGTACAGAGCAGACGCTGTCGGATCAGGCTTATGAGCGCCTGAAGAAAGATTTTGAGGAGCGTCACACCGGGCTTGGCAATGCTCACCGCCCGATGATCCTTGAGATGGGGCTGGACTGGAAGTCGATGGCGCTGAACGCCGAGGACAGCCAGTTCCTGGAAACCCGCAAGTTTCAGCTTGAAGAAATCTGTCGTCTGTTCCGGGTGCCGTTGCACATGGTGCAGAACACCGATCGCGCCACCTTCAACAATATCGAAGAGCTGGGGCTGGGATTTATCAATTATTCACTGGTGCCGTATCTGACCCGCATCGAACAGCGGATCAACACCGGACTGGTACGAAAAAGTAAGCAGGGCGTTTATTACGCCAAATTTAACGCCGGGGCGTTACTGCGCGGAGATATGAAGTCCCGTTTTGAAGCCTACGCCACCGGGATCAACTGGGGAATTTACTCTCCCAATGACTGCCGCGACCTGGAAGATATGAATCCGCGTCCCGGTGGTGATGTCTATCTCACACCTATGAACATGACCACGAAACCCTCCGATGGCAGTAAAGCCGGTAAGCAGAAGGATAACGCCAATGCAGACGAAACAACGTCTTGATGTACCGCTGAGTCTGAAATCTGTCAGTGACTCCGGTGAGTTTGAAGGGTATGGCTCCGTCTTTGGTGTAAAGGACAGCCACGATGATGTGGTGATGTCCGGGGCATTTGCTGCTTCCCTGCGGGCGTGGAGTGACAGAAAAGCGTTACCTGCGCTGCTCTGGCAGCACCGCATGGATGAACCCATCGGTGTTTATACCGAAATGAAGGAAGACGATGTCGGGCTTTACGTCAGGGGGCGGTTGCTCATTGATGATGATCCCCTGGCAAAACGCGCACATGCACACATGAAGGCCGGTTCGTTAACCGGCCTTTCTATTGGGTACGTCCTGAAAGACTGGGAATATGACCGGAGCAAAGAAGCCTTTCTGCTGAAAGAAATCGACCTCTGGGAAGTCAGTCTGGTGACGTTCCCGTCTAACGACGAAGCGCGGATCAGCGACGTCAAGAACGCACTGGCCCGCGGGGAAATCCCCGAACAGAAAAAAATCGAAAGAGTCCTGCGTGATGTCGGACTCTCCCGTTCCCAGGCCAAAGCATTCATGGCCGGGGGCTATGGCGCACTGTCCCTGCGCGACGCTGAGGATGTGGGCTCTGCACTGAATGCACTGAAAAATCTGAACTTCTAATCAGGAGAAATACGATGGCGGTTGATATTAAAGATGTCGAACAGGTCGCGCAGGAGCTGCAGCAGAAGTTTGACGACTTCAAAGCAAAGAACGACAAGCGCGTGGATGCGATTGAGCAGGAAAAAGGCAAACTTGCCGGGCAGGTGGAAACCCTGAGCGGGAAACTCAGCGAGCTGGAAAACCTCAAAAGCGACCTTGAAAAAGAGCTGCTTGAGCTGAAACGTCCGGCAGGTGGTGCGCAAAATAAACTGGCCACCGAGCATAAAGAGGCGTTTGTGGGCTTTCTGCGTAAAGGCCGTGAAGACGGTCTGCGCGATCTGGAGCGCAAGGCATTGCAGGTGGGCACCGATGAAGACGGCGGCTATGCCGTGCCGGAAGCACTGGATCGCAACATTCTGACCCTGCTGAAAGATGAAGTGGTGATGCGCCAGGAAGCCACGGTGATCACCGTTGGTGGTTCCGACTACAAAAAACTGGTGAGTCTGGGCGGCACGGCTTCCGGATGGGTTGGCGAGACTGACGCGCGCTCCCAGACTGCCACCTCAAAACTGGGCCTGATTGAACCTTTCATGGGGGAAATCTACGGTAACCCGCAGGCCACCCAGAAAATGCTGGATGATGCCTTTTTCAACGTGGAAGCCTGGATCAACAGCGAGCTGGCAACCGAATTTGCCGAACAGGAAGAAATTGCCTTTACCACCGGCGATGGCACCAAGAAGCCAAAAGGGTTCCTGGCGTATGAATCCACCGATGAAACCGATAAGGTTCGTGCGTTCGGTAAACTTCAGCATATTGTATCCGGTGAAGCGACGACGGTGACCGCAGACGCCATTATCAAACTGATTTACACGCTGCGTAAGGCACACCGCACCGGCGCGAAGTTCATGATGAACAACAACAGCCTGTTTGCCATCCGTCTGCTGAAAGACAGCGAGGGTAACTATCTGTGGCGTCCGGGGCTGGAGCTGGGGCAGCCGTCCTCTCTGGCGGGTTACGGTATCGCTGAAAACGAACAGATGCCGGATATCGCCGCTGATGCGAAAGCCATTGCATTTGGTAACTTCAAACGGGGTTACACCATCGTTGACCGTATCGGCACCCGCATTCTGCGTGACCCGTACACCAATAAACCGTTTGTCGGTTTTTATACCACCAAGCGCACCGGCGGGATGCTGGTCGATTCGCAGGCCATCAAACTGCTGAAGATTGCAGCGGCGTAA